TTTGTATATATACAAAACGGATTAAGTGTAGCGAACTTAATTGAATATAAAGGAATAATGACCTCGTTGATAAAAAATACGGATTTGCTTATGACCATTATGTAACATTTGAAAATCAACCAAGATTAAATGATTATCATAAAGAAGTTTTAGCAACAACAGATTTCCCTATGGTATCAACTTATTCATTTGATTTAGGGTCTACTCATTTCATATGTTTAAATTCAAATCAAGAACAAATGTATGATGATTATGGTATAAATCAAACAGAATTCTTATTAAAACAAGCATATTTCTTAGATAGAGATTTATGGAAAGTTAGTAAAAGAACTACAAAACCTAAATGGGTAATTGTATATGCACATTTAAGTCCATTTACTGTAACAAGAGCAAAAAGATTACAACATTGGATACCTATACTTGAAAAATATGGTGTAGATTTATTCTTATGTGGTCATAACCACACATATTCAAGAAGTATACCAATTAAATGTGGATATGAAAAATCTGCATATGCAGATATGATTAATGAAAAAAATTATAATACTTATGTACCAAAAGGTGGTAAAAATTATACTTTAGTGAATGAAACAAAATTAAATGGTAATGAAATAACTAGAAGTGCTAACATATCTCAAGGTGTTTATTATGTTATGTTCCAAGCAGGTGGGGCTAAACAAAGTGGTAAAGAAAAAGCAATTGATATGAGTACTATAACATTCTTAAATAGCACTGGTGGAACGGTAACAAGTGGTACTGAATATACTAAACATTTCCATAGTGGAACAAATAGACCTTGGTGGTATGAATACACTGGTGCTTTACCAGTACAACCTTGTTTTGCAACTTTAGATATTTCGCCAACATCAATAAAAATAAGTATGAATTATGTTAAAGCAGTTGAATCTATAGATAAAGAAACTGGTGTAATGACAGTAGATAAATATGATGCTAGTAAACATACAATTGTTAACTTTGATAATTTAACAATAAATTATAGCGATAGAAATCCAGCTTATAGAACTGGAGTATCTGCTCCTTATTATAATGAAAATAAAAATTATTAAAGGGGATGGTTAAATGTCTATTAAAAGATGTATTATTAAAGACGGAAAAGAACAATGGATAGAAGTTGCTGGAGGAAGTAGTTCTATAAATACAGGTGAAGCAATAAACGTTAGTATAAGAGATAATGATAATCTATTTGAAAGTCAAAATGTAGAAGGGGCTTTAACAGAAATATCTTATGAAATACAAAATGTAGACAATGTTTTAACCAATCATATAAACAATTCTGCTATACATGGTGGAGGTGGAGGTGGTGGTAGTATGCCTACCATCACTTCTGATTTTACTATAAATAAATCAGATGGTATAACTGAAATAGAAATACCTATATTTTTTAATTCACCTAACTTAGGAGAAGGTTTAGCTTATGTATTAGTTAATAATGTTGAGGTAGGTACACAAACTGTTCAACAAGGTAATAATACAATTATAGTTCCTCCTTTGGGAGCTGGTAAAAATATAATTATATCAATCTATGTAAAAGATAGAGCAGGACTAATATCTAACCAAATAAACTGGACAGTAACAAGTGGTGGTATAACATTGACAATGCTTACTGATACAAGTGCAGATTATGGTATTACAAGTAGAATAGTCTTATCATATACAATATCTTCTATGACTGGTGAAGATATTGAAGTTTTCTTTGATGTAGATGGTACAACATATAAAACAAAAGGTACAAATGGATATAATACTTATGAAATTACAGGATTAGATATAGGAGTGCACGTTATAACTTATTGGGCAATATCAGCTGAATATGAAACAAAACACAGCACATTCACATTAATAGTAGTAAGTAAAGACCAAGTAATAATATCAACTCAATTTGATTCAACTGTTGAATATGAAAGTGGTATACCAATTAGTATACCATATAGACTATCAGTAGATAGAGATGAAGATTTTACTGTAAATTTATATATAAATAATGTTTTAGATAAAACTATAGTGACTAGACCAACTTCATTATATTGGACTATATCATCATTAGATGCAGGTGATTATACTTTAAAAATAGAAGCAAAAAATGAAACTTTAGGAATGAGTAATTATATAGAATTTAAATGTAAAGTTATTCAAGGTGAATATACTAGAATACAACCAGTAATAGATAGTTCTTTAATAGCTTGGTTCGATGCAACAGATAGAACTAATAATGATAATGATAGAGATGTTTGGACAGATAAAATAAAAGGTAATAAAGGTTATCTTCATAATTTTAACTATGGTTCTAATGGATGGTTAAAACAAACTGGCAAAGAAATTAGTGAACTCGTTATGAATGGTACTGCTTATGTTGAAATTGATATGACACCTTTTGCTGATAACTTTAAAAATGGTGGTGTAATTGAATTAGTATTTAAAACTAGAGATGTTGGTAATAGTAATGCTAGGGTTTTAGATATAACTGATACATTATCACCATATAAAGGTGTTTATATAGATACAAGAGAAGCATACTTATCTACTTCATCACAATCTATAAATGGTTCTATAGGTGAAGATGAGTATATACAAGTATTATATAATATAGATAGAATTAACAAATATTGTCACATAGTTGTTAATGGAGTAATAATAAAATCTTGTAAATTAGCTGATAGTGGTAGTGGTACTTCTGCTATATTAGAATCATTGGCTCACACTAAAAAGATTTATTTAAACTGCCAAAAAGGAACTGATAATTTTGGTTCTTGTGAAATAGCACATTTAAGAATATATGACAGAAACTTTACTTTTGATGAAATATTACAAAACTTTTTATCAAATTATGATGACTTAAAAGTACAAAAAAGTAAATCGGATTTTAACAATCCATTAAAAAATATAATGCCTGTTATGAATATAACAGCTGACCAAAAACGTTTAGATGATATGACAGATACAAATAGAGTTGAAGTTGCTATGACATATACATCACCTAATGCTGATTTATATGGACAAACTTTAACAAATGCTAGTAACTGCTTAATGTATTGGCAAGGTACATCTTCTATAGCATATAATATTAAAAACTATAATATATTACTTAGAGATGAAAATAGACAACCAATAATGTATAGTCCTTTTAAAAATTGTATACCACAAGATTTATTTTGTTTAAAAGCAAACTTAATGGAATCTACTAATGCTCACAACGTAGGTATAGCTGAATATGTTCATGATTACCTGTATACAACCTTAAATCCAGCACAAAAAATAGATAGTAAAGCTAGTAGAACAGTGCAAGGTTTTCCTATATTACTTTATATAAATGGTGAATTACAAGGGGTATATGACTTCAACTTAGATAGATATTCAACAAAAGCATTTGGATATGAATTAGATGAATATAAAGATACTTGTAGAGTATATGAAGTTTCAGCAAATACTAATAAAACTGCTGGTGCATTTATTCCTTGGACTAAAGAAACAGGTATGGATGAATGGACATGGTATAAAAATGACTTCAGCGGTATATATCCTGAGCGTATACAAAATTCAATTAATGATGATTTTTCTGCATTAAAAACACTAATATCATTTGTACATGATTCTACTGATGAAGTTTTTACTACAAATTTTGCCACATATTTTGATAAAGAATCAGTAATAAGATATTATATCTTAGTTCTAGTTTTGGGGCTAGTGGATTCACTCGGAAAAAATATGAAGCTGTGTACATATGACGGTATTAAATGGGAAATACAATTCTATGACTGTGATACAGCCTTTGGGTTAAAATAATAGCTCAAATAAAATCTACTCTGATTAATGGCGAAAGTCCAGCGATGGATAACGCTCAAGAAGAAAATTATTTTAATTTTCACTTGCAACGACTGAGTGAGTAGACCTTTAGAAATAAAGGAAGCAACAGTCTGAACTCACACTATAATCTAAAAATGAAATGTGAGAAGAGGGGTCAAGTGTAAAGACACTTTAAAGGAGAACCTCTCTCGCTAGACATAATATGTCTAGTCAGTAGCCTTATATGGTGAAAGTAACAGAATGTAGACAATACAGGAGCGTTAAAATATGATGTAGATATAGAAGTTGACCCTGAACATTTCAATACTGCTGATTCAGTATTATGGACTAGAATTAGAGATTTATTCCATAACGATATAGTTGCTGAATATAATAATATGAGAAATCAAAATTTAACACCTGAAAAAATATATGAAAGTGTATTTACAAATCAAATAGAAAAAATACCTGAAAGTCAATATAATCTTAGTACTCAAAAGAAATATCTTGATACAGGTGAATATATTATGATGTCTAATGGTAATAGATATTATAATTTAAAACGTTGGATAAAAGAAAGATTTATATATTGTGATACTTTATTTGATTACACTCCTACAACTGCTAGTTATGTAACTATACGTTCAGGAGTAGAAGGTAAGGCTTATTTGGATATAGAAACTTATTATCCTTTATATATAACTATAGAATGGCGTAATCAAGCTGATGGTAGTGGTCGTCAAACATTAAAAGTAGGTAGAAATAAAAAAGTAAGATTCAATGGTGAAGTTCAAGCAAAAGACCAAGAAGTTCTTGTTTATGGTGCTCCACATTTAAAAACAATAAGTGGAATGGATGGTATAAAACCACGACATTTGTTATTAAATAATGCTCATAAATTAACTGCTGTTGAATGTCCAAATAATACAGAACTAATAAATATTCAAATTGATAACTGTTCTTATTTACAAAGATTAAATTTACAAGGTTGTAGTTCTTTAGGTAACTTAACATCTTCACAAGTACTTATAGTTGATGGATGTAATAATTTAAGATATTTAAATGCATATGGTACAATAATTACATCAATAAGAACGAATCAAGAAGGTGGAAACTTAGTTGAACTATATGTACCTAAAACTTTACAAACATTATCATTAAGAAATCAATATAGTTTAACAACTATAGGAATACCTAATGCTAATGTTCATGGAGATAGTAGATTATATGACCTTAGAAATAAAGCTAGTAATATAGCAACATTTTCATTAATAAATTGTCCTTTAGTTAATAGATTGACTTACAATTCATCATATAATATTAATAGTAATTTCTTTGATATACATGGGAATGAAAGAACTTCAAGTGAAATATCTTCTTTAACTTATGTTGAAAAATGGAGAAGATTGATGGATTGGGGAAATGGATTGGCTAATGCTAGTGAGATTCATATAGAAAACAGTTGTCTTGATATTGAGGAAATGTCATTTAGAGGTAGTAGTAAATTAGAAAACTTAACATTAAGAAACTTACCTAATTTAAAGACCTTAATGATAGGTGGAAACTGCGCTGGTTATAGATGGAATACACAAAATAATAATTATGAATCAGATAGATATGATACTTATGGTGAATTTAATTGGTCAGGATTAGTTATAAGAGATTGCCCTAATATAGAAGATTTTAGATTTCAAGAATTATTCCCATTCAATTGGAATGGTGGATGGAATGGTAACTTAAGTTATCTCACATTTAAAGAAGGCACTAATTCTCTAAATCTTGCTGAAAAATTTCCTAATTTAAAAACATTTTTCTGTAATTTAGCTACTCAAAATATACATCAAATAATTTTACCTCAATCATTAACTTGTTTAAATACAAGTGCTTGGCAAACAAAACATGATGAAGGTTATCCACATGAAGTTAAATTAGAAAAATTTAATATAAATAGCGTTTATTTTGAAGGAGAACATACAGATGACTATGTAGGTATTGATTTAGGAAATCATTTAATGCATGATGTTAGAATAGTAGCACCTTATGCAACTGAATTAATAGGATTAAATATCAAAAATGAATGGGTAAATCCTATATTCCAAACATTTAAAGAGGATGGACATGAAACTAGACCTTCATTAACACCAAATGGAATTATAGATTTATCTGAATTTAAATGGAAAAATGTATCTAACTGGTTTCAATATGTTGATTTTACTAAAGGAATTTGTCAAATAATACAACCTAGTAATTGGGATACTTTTTTAAAAAATATTGAAAGAGCTAGTGGTATGTTTTATAAATGTATAAATCCTGAATTCACATGGGAATTTGCTATGAAATTCTTTGGTAAAATGGCTAATAGAGATGATAAAACTAGAATGTACAAGTATGCACAATTAAAAGAACAAACTAGTTTTGAAGAAGATGCAGTAGATATGATTTCTAATAAAAATGCTTTTGGATATGATTATGGGGATAAAGCGTTTCAAGGAACTAATTTAAAATATGTTAAATCTATACAATTGACTGCTACTGATGGTTGTTATGGTTTATTCCAAGGTTGTGAAAGCATTATAAAAGTTGGAGATATAAGCATGACTGGAAATAATAATAACTGGTATGCTAATTCATCAATGTTTAATGGAGCAATTAATCTTGAAGAAGTAGGAAATATTTATTCAACTAGAAACAAAGCTAATGGAACTACAACTAGTACAGAAGAATATTTTAGAAATTGTAAAAAATTAAGAAAAGTTGGAAAAATAGATATGTCTATATCAAGGGGGAACAATATGTTTAGAGATTGTTCTTCATTAGTGGATGGAAGTATAGAACAATTACCATACACTGGAAAAATGACAAATGGTATTTGTATGTTTATGAATACTAAATTTACTACAATTGAATTAGAAAGTTTAGCTAGTTTAGAAAATGGAGATACAATGTTTGGTTATATGCCTAATTTAAAAACAATTCACTTACCAAATATAGATAGAAACAGTCCATTAAATAATATGCTAAATATGTTTAGAGACGATTCGTCTTTAACAAAAATAACAATTGAAGGAGATACCTTACCAATTGGATTAAAAACTATGACTGGTACTTTTAATGGTTGTATTTCATTGACTTCATTACCACCAATTCCTCAAGATTTTACATATGATATAAATATGCAATATTGTTGTTATAATTGTAATTCTTTAACTGATGATACGATTTATAAAGTAATACCATACAGATGTACACATACTCAATACATGTATGGTTATTGTGATGGATTAGTTAATCCAATAGTAGAAGTTAAATCTGATAGTGTTTATGCTAGACAAATGTTTGAATATTGTAAAAATATTAAAACATTAACGGTTAATTTTACAGGTAGATTATTAAGAGAAAGTATGTATTTTGCTCAATACTGTACAAATATGACTCAATTTAATATGAAATTTCCGGATTCTTTATATATGCATGATTACTATGAAACTGGCGTTACTCATTTTAATATGTTACAATATTGTGAAAATTTATCTATTGTGAATTTAGATATGAGTAGTTTATCAAAGACTAATACTAGAAGTGATTTTGGTGGTATGTTTTATCAAGATAAACATATTACAGAAATACATGGATTAGATTTAACATATTTAAAGAAAGTTGTACATCCATTAACATCTAATGGGCAAGACTACTACGATTGGCATAATGATTCTATCACATATGGTGGTTCATATGATGATTTAAGTGTACTTGAATTAACTGGTAAACTAAATACAAGTTATAACTTTAGAAATATAACCACAATAACACATACTAAAGAAATACTAAAACATCTTGATGTTGTCACTAATGAAACTTTAGGTTTGACTTATAATATTATGGATGCTATTAATGATGAATTAACTGAATATGTTGACCCTGAATTAAAACAATTGGCACTTACAGCAAGAGATAATGGATGGACTTTCGTAGTTGTGTAGGAGAGTGATAAAATGAAAATTTATGTAAATAATTTAGGAATAACTTGTGTTGAACCTGATGAGGGTTATCTTCTTAAAAAGGGAGATATGATATGTAAAAAAGCATATTTAGGTATTAACGATAGAGCCGAATTATATGAACAAATAGTTGATGAAAATTATGTTTATAAAGAAGAAGATGAAAAAGAAGAAGTAACGGAAACTTCTTCTTTGGATTCCATTAAAGCTGAATTAATTAAATTAAGTAAATCAAAATTAGCTACTTACTTAGAAGAACATCCATTATTTTCTAAAGCTAAATATAAAGATGGTAGATATTATAATGTAGATAGTGACCATCAATCAAGAATTGCTTCACAATTATTATTATATCAAGGTAATATGTCTTTAGGTTTAGAGTATCAATTAACGTGGAATGATACAGGTAGTGTATGTGAAAATTGGACTTTTGAAGAATTGTTTAAATTATCCAATGAAATAAATGCTTATATAAAACCAATAATAAAAAAACAACAAGAAATAGAAGTAGATATAAGAAATACTGAAACTAAAGAAGAATTAGATAAAATAGAAATAAAATATTAACGAGTGCAAAAGTCTTATTATACCTATGAGAGTAAATACTTTCATAGGTATTTTTTATTATGGAAGGAGTGAAAAAAATGGATAAAGAACATGGAAAGATTAATTTAGAAGAATGGGTAAATAAAGAACTTATCAAGGCTAATAAAATAAATAAATATAACCAAAATATTGATAATTTGTGGATACAAATAGAATATTTAGATTCATTAATTGGAGAAAATGTAGAATCTAATAAAATTATTTTCCATAGTGGATTAGAAGATGTTGGTGGCGATACAGTAGAAGATTTCTTGAACTATGTAAAAAATCAATTATGGTTATTAGGAAGTGCTCATATAGATATAAATAATTCCATTAAAACAATTCAAACCAATTTTAATAATTTAGAAAATAAAAAATATAAAGCTACAGATGTAGAATTCAAAAAATATACATATGTAAATGTTGGAGATTTTTTAAATTATTTAGACAATCAATTAACTGCAACTAATGATAAGGTTAAAACGAATGAAAAAAGTATAACAGCTACAAATACTAATGTATCAGAAAATGCCAATAGTATTACAGGTTTAAGAACTCAATTGAAGGGTATTAATACTTCTCTAGCTTCTATGAAAAAAACTACTGATTCATTAAAAAATTTAACTGCTGATAAAATAATATTTGATAATAAAGATTATTCAAATATTATTAATGTTAATGATTTTTTAATTTTCTTAGATAATGCAATAAAAACTAATACAGGTAATATAGATATTAATAGAGCAAATATTGAAAATGTTAAAAAAAGTTTAAATGATTTAAATGCTACTGAAGTAAAATGTAATAATGAGAATTATTCTAATGTTAATGATTTTTTAAATTATTTAAATGAAAGTGTTCAAAATAATAAAAAAAATATAGATGAAATTTTAAAGAAAATAGAAGAAATTTCAAATAAATTAAACACTAATTAATATTAAATTTTGGTGATAATAATGAAAAATAATCTAATTAAAAATATGATATTATTTGTAATATTTGGTTTATTGTATTGTGGACTTGAAATATTATGGAGAGGATATACTCATCCATCTATGTTTATAGTAGGTGGTATATGTTGCTTACTAGTTGGATTGATTAATGAAGTAACCCCTAATATGCCTATGTGGTTACAATGTTTATTAAGTGCTATTATTATAACAATAATAGAATTTCTAAGTGGTTGTATTCTTAATCTATGGTTAAATTTAGGTGTATGGAATTACACAAATATGCCATTTAACTTATTAGGACAGGTGTGTTTACCTTTTTCAATGGCATGGTTCTTCTTATCATACATTGCCATAAAATTAGACGATTGGCTAAGAAGAATATTATTTCATGAAGTGTAACTATTAATAAAAGTCTTATTATACTCATGTAAAGAGTTATTTCTTTACATGAGTATTTTTATTTAAAATTAAGGAGATGATAAAATGAGAGTAAATTTATCAATAGATAACAAAGATAAAGTTATTGAATTTCATTATAAGAAAGTGAAAGGGAACATTACAATTAAATTCATAGATGATGATACTGGTGAGGTTATAAAAACAAAAATATTATCTGATTTAGAACTTGGTACACATAATATAAAACCTACAGAAATAGAAGGATATAAATTTGTAGGGGAAGAGATTGTTGAAGAAACAGAAGATGAAGAAGAATATGAAGACTATGATGAAGATGAATTAGAATTAGACGATGATGAAGAATACGACGAAGAAATAGAAGAAGATGACGACGAAATAGAAGAATTAGAAGATGATGAATTAGATTCTATTAAAAAATTCGTAGACGGATTAAGTGGAAAGGATGGGAAATAGATGGATAATAAAGAGTTATTAGAACAATTAAAAAAATGTCTTAGTATATGTGATAGTTTAAAAGCTGAGAAAAAAGAATTAATGCAACAATTAGAAGAAACAAAACAAGAAAATGAACAATTATCTAAAACTTTAGTTGAAGCAAATAACGCAGTTGTTGAAACAATAGAAGTCTTAGGAAAAACAAATGAATCTATTATGGAATTTAAGGAAGGTGTTTTAAATTATCAAGCCTATGTAACAGTTTCTTTAGATAATATGTATAAAAAAGTTAACAGTATCATAGAAAATGAAGAAGTAAAAAAAGAAGATTTAAGTAACTTTAAAGCTGAAGTAGAAAATACAATAAAAGAATTAGAAGAATTAAATAAAGGATTAAGCTGAGGTGAGTTTAATGGATAAAAAAGAAAAAGAAGATGATAAAAAAGTAGATGTACTTAGCAGTTCTTTATCAACAACAGTTAAAAAAAATTATACAATGGAACAAAGTAAGATTAAATTATTTTGGAATAAAGGAATTACTGGAGAAGGAATAAAAGTTGGAATAGTAGATACAGGTTTACAATTAGACCATCCTATGTATAATGGAAAAATATTATGTGGTAAAAATTTCTCTAATGATGGTAATTCTGAAAATAATTTATCTAGTAATCATTATCATGGAACTGCTGTAACATCTTTAGTATGTGGCGATTATATGAATTATCAAGCTTATGGCGTAGCGCCTGATTGTAAAATTGTAATAGGTAAAGCTATGAATGATAAAGGTGTAGGTAATGCTACTAATATAGCTAATGCAATAACATATTGCGTACAACAAGGAGTGGATATAATTAACTGTTCTTTAGGTTGTGTAGATGATACACAAGTATTAAGAAATGCTGTAAATTTAGCAGTTTCAAGTGGTATATCAATAGTTTGTGCTAGTGGTAATGATGGTCATAATGATACAGATGGAAGCGTTAGGGAAGTAAGATACCCTGGTGCTTATGGTGAGAGTATTTGTGTAGGTGCAATAGATATAAATTTTAAAGTAACTGATTTTAGTAATTCAAATGAATTTATTGATGTTGTAGCACCAGGACAAGATATATTATGTGCTTATCCTGGTGATAAATATGCTATAATAAGTGGAACTTCATTTGCTACACCTATAATAAGTGGGATATTAGCATTACTTAAACAAAAATTTAGAATAGACTTTAAAAGAGACCCAGTTGAATCAGAATTATATGGTATGTTATTAAAATACACTAGAGAAATTAAAGGGGTTTCAAGACAGCAACAAGGACATGGTTATCCCTGACCTTAGTATACGTAGAAATAAAATAATAAAATAGTTTACTTTTAATAATATTATTTGTATAATATAAATATAGTAATAATTATTAAAGGAGAGATATTATGAGTGAAAATAAATATTATGTTTATGAATGGATTAGATTAGATACAAATGAACCTTTTTATGTAGGAAAGGGATGTGGAAATAGATGGAAGGAATTATTAAATAGAAATAATTGGTTTTTACACATAGTCAATAAAATACCTTGTGTTGTTAATATATTACACGATAACCTAGATGAACAAATAGCATATGATTTAGAAGTATGGTATATAAGAGAATATAGAGATATAATAGGATATAATATGTGTAATATTTCCGATGGTGGAGAAGGTAATGGACTATGTGGAGAAGCTAATGGGTTTTATGGAAAACATCATTCTAAAGAAACAAAACAAAAAATAGGTGAGAAATCAAAAGAAAGAAATCAAGGTGAACTTAATCCTTTTTATGGTAAGCATCATAGTGAAGAAACTAAACAAAAAATGCGTGGAAGAAAAAAATCTCAAGAAGAAATTGAAAAGATACTAGAAAACAGAAGAGATTATAATTATGAGAATAATCCTAAATCTAAAAAAATAATATGTCTTAATACATTAAAAACATATGATTGTATCAAATTAGCCATAGATGAATTTGGAACAGAAGGTATTTATAATGTATTAAAGAATAGTTCACATCAAAAATCTATTGTATATAATAATGAAAATTATTATTTTATGTATTATGATGAATATTTAAATAGTTCAGAAGAAGAAATAAAAAATAGAATGAATTCAAATAAAGATAAAAGAGTTATATGTCTTAACACATTGGAAGTATTTTCAACAATTAAAAGTGCTAAAGATAAATATAATATTTGTTCAATAAGTGATTGTTGTAGAGGTAAAGCAAAATCTTGTGGTAAATTAAATGGTGAAAAATTAGTATGGATGTATTATAAAGATTATTTATTATTATCAGAAGATGAAGTAGAATATAAAATAAAAACAGTAAACAAGAATTTACCTAAATAAAATATTTATAAAATATAAGGTGGTGATAAAATGCGAATCAAAAAAATTTATTTCAATAGACTTTATAATCAATGGAAAGGTGAACCTTTATATGTAGAAGATGGTTTAAGAGATGATTGTTTATATGTTAGAATAATGGATGTTAAATATGAAGATGGTTCAATAAATGCAGTAACTGCTGATTTTAAAGATTTAAATGGTTATTCGTATTCTGTTTTAGGAGAAACAGATTATAAGAAAAAATTAGCTATATTTAAAATACCTTTATCAATATTAAGCAATAATGGTATTTATGAAGTAGGTTTTTCAATATCTTATAATTCTAAAGATACAAATAAAAATTATAAAAAGACAGCTATCCAAACTTTTGAAATTGTAGATGCTATTGAATCAGATGATGAAGCTATCCAAAATGACCCTAAATATCCTATATTAACGGATTTAATTAATCAATTAGCAAATTATAAAATAGATATGACTGATTATCCTAAAAAAGAAGAAGTTGACAAAATAATAGATTTAAGATTTGATAATTTTCCAATTGATAAAATAGTAGAAAAAATTCAAGAAGATGGATATATAACACAAGAAAAAGTAAATGAAATATTAAGAGATTATGTAAAGAAATTCGATTTAGGTGATTATGCTAAAAGAACTGATTTAAATAAATATGTTCCTTATATAACTTTTAATAATGCACTAGATAGATATATCTTAAAGAAAACAGTTGAAGATAATTATGTTTTAAAAGAAAATGGAAAACAATTATCTACTCATGATTTTACAGATGAATTATATGATAAATTAGTAGGTATTGATATAAATAATATTGAAGTTGATTTACATGAATATCAAAAAATAGTAGATAATAATTTAGATACAAATAATAAGGAAATAACTAAAGCTATAAATGAGGTAAATAAAAAGATACCAACTAAAACTAGTCAATTAAATAATGATAGTAATTATGTTGTCAGAAATGAATTGCATAATCATAATAATATGGATATATTAAATAATATTACATATTTTGATATAAATAGATGGAATAATAAATCTGATTTTAGTGGTAGATATAATGACCTTGAAGGATTACCAAAAATACCTTCAAAGACATCTGAATTAATTAATGATAGTAATTATGTTAATAATAATTATGTACTTAAAAAAATAGCCGAAGCTAGTTTACCAAATAAAGAGGTTGATTTAAGTGCTTATGCTACTAAGGATTTTGTAATTGATAACTTGTCATCTGATGTTAAGAATTTGACGATAGTTAATTCAAGTGCTAAAGTTAGCCAAAATATTATAGATTATTTAAATGAAATTGTTAAATGTTTCCTAACTAATGATACAATTAGAAATAATAAGATAAAATATTACTATATATTAAGAGGTAAAATAAATCCATTAGATGATGAATTTCGATTAAGTGTTAATGATGAATATTATACTAATGTTTCTTATATTTCTATGTTAAATATAGAATATAAAATACTGACAACGTTTTTATTTGCTAATGAAGGAATGATAAGATTAGAGACACCTGTCGAAGCAATTGTTGGTGGAGATGGAGTATATATAAATTTATCTATTACTGAATTAGGTAATGTCTATCTTTATAATAACAATAATAATATTGATATAGATGATATTGTACAATCAATTATAAGTGATGATAGAAATAATTTATCTGAATTTAAAACATATTCAAATTCTATGATTGAAAATAGATTATTAGAAGTTAATACTGATATAACTGAAGTTTCAGATAACCTAGATGGAATGGGAAATAGAGTAGACTATTTAGAACAAAGAGAAACTTATTTAACTGAAGCTTTAAATAATATTCGCGTATCTAGTTCGGATATTTATGTAGGAAATGATGAAAAGATAGCTAATAATTATAAGTTATGGATAAATTCAGAAGATATAATTGATAGTTCTAAAATAAAAGAAAATGTTCAAACTTTAAATACAGTTTTAAATAGCATAGTTGGATTAAATACAGATATAAAACTAGATGATTATGTTACAGTTAAAAGTGTAAATGAAATGACACAAACAATTGGAAATATATTTAATAGTTTGAATTTAGAAGGAAGTGATTTATAATGGATTTTACTGAATTAATTAGAAAAGCCAATTTAGCTAAAAAAGAAATTGAGAACACAAGAAATATAGCTAATCAAATTAAAACTAAATTAATTGAAAACGGTGCTGAAATAAAAGAGGATACTAAATTTGAAGAATTACCTAATATAATTTCTGAATCAAACTTAGGAAATAGTAAATGGAAAAGACCAAAAAAATGGTTAGACATGCCTAATATAATTATGGAAGAAAGTAAATATATTCCTTTAATGATGAGACAACTACAACAACAAGCTATTCAAAGTCTTGATACAAATAGTTTTAGTTCTTCTTTTCAGTTCTTTTTAAGTATGACAGAAGGAGCAAATCTTTCAGAAGTAACTACTCATGTAGATGGAAATAATTTTTATGTAAGTGCTAATGATATGGCATATGTTATGTTATGTGATATTTCTAAAAATAGTAATGATAATATCATAACTTTTGAAGGAGTAAATTTAGCAGGTTTTTTTCCATTTACTGATATTAATATAGCATATACTGATAATAATAAAACACCATTTTTATCAGATTTATTTATACAAATAGACGATGAAACACCATTAAATCTTAGCGAACTTTCCAGGGGGAATATTACATTACCTACTAGTGGAAAATATAAAAATATATCAATTATAGATAAAGTATATTCTTATAATGCTGTAATTTCTCAAAGTACTGATAATATTGAAGTTATGGAAGCACCAAGTAATTCTCTTGTTGAACATGCAATAAATACAAATGCTAGTGAGTATAATGCTCCATTAATTTCATTTATGGTTAAATTAGATTATGGAGATTTTTCAGATAATACCTTAATTGACAATAAAAAGCAATGTATTATAAAAGTTTGGTGTAATAATTTTAATTATATTTTACCAACTTTTGGAGTTAATAATAATCCATTTTTAACTAAATATGATATTAGAAATATAAGAAAAATAAATTCTTGCATAAGAGAAATATCTATATGTGAAAATGAATATACTTATTTTAATAATTTGACAATTCCATCTTGTGATTTGCTATTGTATGGAATTGGCGAAAATGTTAATAAAATGAATATTTTTAATTCATTTATTTCAGTAGAAAAAATGAAAAATAGTGAAATGAGTGTTTTACCAAATATTGCTAATATTTATTATAATAATTTATCTAGTCGTTATTATTATAATACTGATATGGGTAGACAAGAAAATCAAATGGATTTAAAAGAAATAGATTTATCTAATTCTAAATACTATGATGGATTTATAGCTTTAACAAATATTTTATTAAATTCACCTTTCCTTAGAGATATAAGTTTTAGTGAAATTACTAGAAAATTAGAAAATGTAGAAAAAATAACTTTCCCTAATTTTAAAGAAAATTTTGATACTTCACAAGATTCTGATATGATAATAGGAAATTTTGACAACTTTTTTGTTATAAATAGTAATAATGCCTATTATGTAAATGATGGCAAATATCATTATGTAACTCCTTTATGTATGAATTTAGCTTTATTTAAAAAGATAAATAAAGAAACTATAATTGATTTAATTAATAAACTTCCTATTATAAATAAGAATTTTTCAGAGATAAGTATGAATAATATAGTTAATATAAATAGAAGTAATACGCAATCTCAATCATTATCATTAAATGAACAAAGTAATATTTTTTATAATGCAGAAATAGATAAAAAATATTTTAAAGGAAACACTGATATGATTAAAGAATTTGTTGAAAAAATTGATTATACAAAATGCATTCTTGATTTTTCTATTATTAGTGAAAAAGATACAACAGTAGAACCATCTTCAGATAATAATCCAGCTGTTTCTACTCTTGCAGATTTTATAGGTAGAGATGGAAAAATATTTTATACATTATTGATTCCAAATGATGTTTATGATTTATTAACAGAAGAAGAAAAAAATACATCTATTGAAAAAGGTTGGAAAATTATTACTGGTTACAATTATCCTGTTAATTAGGAGGCTCAAACTGATTAATGTTTATTAAATTTAAAGATAACGATGGTAAATTTAAAGAACTCATTAAACAAGATGATATAAAAACTTTATATCAACAATTAGTTTTAATAGGATATACAGATACCGAAGAAGAATTTTTAAATAAATTATCAAATCTATTAAATGGAAATGAAAAAAAAGAATTAATAGATTTGATAAGTTCCAATACAAAATCAATAGATAATTTAAATAGCCAATTAAAAAAAATTAAAACTGAACTTGAATCAATAAATGCAGTAATTTCAAATAATACTAAAAGTATAAATGAAATAAATTCAAACATAAAAATCATAAATAATGATATAAATACTAAACAAAATGTTGTTATAGATGTAAACGATGAAGATATGGATATTAATGATTTAGATTTTTTATTTGACAAAAGAATAGAAGGAACAAGTTCTACTTTACCTTCTAAAATAGCAGTAAAAAATTCAGAAGATTCAAAATGTGTTGTTGTTATAAATGATAAAATAATAAATACCAATGAAACTGATGGATATATAACTTTAGAAACAAATAACATAGAACCATCTTCAGTATATAATATTAAAATATATGAAGATAAAAAATATGGAATTAAATTAAATTCTACTGGTATCAAAAATACCATAGAAATAATAAAATATGTAAATTTAAAACAATCAGACAAGATATATGATTCATCTACAATAACAAAAATAAAAAAAATAGAACTTGACAATAAAAGAACCGATATAGTAGGTTTACTTGCTTTTTGTAAAAAATTGAAGAGAATACCTTACTTTGATACTTCTAATATGGTAAGTGCTAATTATGCTTTCCAACAATGTGAAGCTATAACTGAAATTCCTTTATTCGATTTTTCTAATATAAAAAATCTAAGTGAGACTTTTAGAGGATGTATATTATTACAATCTATCCCTTTATTAAATACTTCTAAAGTAGAAAATGTAAATAACACATTTTATAATTGCAATGCTTTAACTACAATACCATTACTTGATTTTTCTAATGTAAAAGAAATGGAATATACTTTTGCTTATTGTTTTAATTTAAAATCTATCCCTTTGTTAAATACTTCTAATGTGCTACATATGAGTAACACATTTTATAATTGTAAAGAATTAATTACAATACCATTACTTGATTTTTCTAATGTATTAAATACATCTTATACTTTTAATAATTGTCAAAAAATAGAAGAAATACCTGCTTTAGATTTTTCAAAAACAACAACAGTATGTGGAATATTTGGATATTGTTATAAATTAAAAACATTATCAACATTAAATTGGATTAATGTTGAAGATATGGATTCAGCTTTTTATCTTTGTCAATCTTTAAAAGTATTACCTACTATAAATACATCGAGAAGTCTTAAAGATATGAGATGTTGTTTTTATCGTTGCACAGGTTTAAGGGTAATTCCTGAATTTGAAACTATTAACGTATACAATATGGAAGAAACATTTTATAGTTGTGCTAATTTGGAAAGAATAGAAAAATTAAATGTATCTAGTATTTCTAGTGATAGTAATTGTGCTAATATATTTTATGGTTGTAATGCTTTAAATTATATAAAATTAATTTCTGATAACAAAGCTTCTTTACAAAGAGTAATTAATAAACTTCCTACAAATTCTTATACTGGAGATAGAATAATAGATTTATCAGATTGTACTATAGATTTTTCAGGTATAACCATCCCAAACACATGGACTTTAAAAGCTGAAAAATAAGGTTAATGAGAGGTGATAAATAAATGAAAATAAATTTAATAGATTTTATATTAGGCAAATTTAAAAGTTTAAAAAATGATATAAAACTATTGGAGAAAAATAAAGCAAATAATATAGATTTAGAACAATTAAGAGGATACAACATATCCTCTTATGAATTCTTAATTGCAGAAGGTTATCCTTTAGAGTTAGCTACATATAAAGAAAATGTAGAAGATGGAGCTAATTTCAATAAAAGATATATAAATATTGATAAAGATATTTCTAAAGTAACAACAAATACAGATATAGTTCTATCTTTTATATATGAAAAAGATGGTGAAAAGAAAATATATCAAAAATTTGAAAAATATTCAACAGATAAATTTATTAATACAGTTCAGTTACCATTCATAGAAGGAAATCCATCAATACAAATATCTTTATATAAGAATAAACAATATAATAAAAATTTTGAACAAATTGATTCAAATAAATGTAGTGTTCTTTTAAATTATGGAAAAAAAGAAGCAGATATAATTGATGAAATAGATGAAGTATGTTTTAGAATTTCAATAAGAGATAGAAACGTATTAACTAAAGATAATACACAAGAATATATTCCAACTAATGATTATGAACCAGCAACTAAAAAATATGTAGATGATAAAGTTGCTAGTTCACCTCAATTATCATTTAATGAAAATGGAGAACTAGTTGTAACAATAAATGGAGTTTCTAAAACTTTTGTGCCTAAAGGATAGTCTAAAAGTCTTATTAAATAAGTGAAGAAATATAATATAAAATAAAAATAATTAGCATATAATAAATCTTTGAACATATTATATATCAAGGGGTGATGATATATGAAGTTTAAAGATTTAAATAAAATAAAAAATGGTATTGTGAAAATTGGAACTACAATAATATTGATATTTTCAATAAGTTTAAATTCTATTTTTATAAGCTTTGGAAATGTCAATTATTCTGATGATACACAAATACAAATATTGAATGAGGTGAATGAAGAAGTGAAAACTCAAAATGGTTTTACATTATTGGAAAATCAAAAAGATGTTAAAAATTGGTTAGCAAAACAAAGAGTGAGTAGAAAAATAACTAAATTGCAAGTACACCATATGGATTTACCTAACTATTCTACATGGGAAAAGACAGATAAGAGATTATTTTCTGAACCACATTTTGGAAGAACACAATCATTAGATAGTTATGGAAAATCTAAATGGGGTAGTGGAGCTAGTGATGGGCATGGTCATCATATTGCTCAACATTTTAATGTTTTCCCTGATGGAAAGATAACAACAGGTAGAAATCTTAATTCTACTCCAATTGGTATTAGAGGTTGGAATACAGGTGCAATTTGTATAGAAATATATGGCTGTTTCGACAAAGGGCACGATAAAATGTCATCTGCTCAAAAAGAAGCAGTTATTTATCTTTATGGAGAATTATGTAAGAGATTTGATATTCCAGTTAATACCACTCATATAAGACCACACTGTTGGTTTACAGCTGGTGGTACTTACTTAGGAAAATATAATCCTGATAGAAGTGCTAAGACTTGCCCTGGTACAAATTTTTGGGGCTATGGTTGTAGTACTGATGGTTTTGCTCACTTTATAAAAGATGTAAAAAACTATGTAAATGGTAAAAAAGCAGAACCAAAAGTTGTGGATAGAAGTGGAGAAAAAGATGTGCCTAATTATACAGTTCAAGTAATAACTGATACATTAAATGTTAGATATGGTGCTAGTACATCATATGATAAAATATCAACTCTTAAAAAAGGTGATAAAGTTGTAATTACCCATGAAAAAGATGGTTGGGGATTAATACAAGGTGCTAAAGGTTGGATATCTTTAAATAAAAAATATGTGAAAAAAGTTGAAGTTAAAAAAGACGAAACAAAGAAAGATACTAATGCAAAAGAAGATAAAAAAGATGAAACAACTTTTTATAGAGTTGTAACAGGTTCTTATTCAGATAGAGATAATGCTATAGTAGAACAAGATAAATTAAAGAAAATAGGATATGATGCATTCTTAGTTACTGCTGAAGTCAATAAAAAAATAATATTTAGAGTAGTAGCTGAATCTTTTAAAGATAAAAAAGAAGCTGAAAATTTAATGACACAATTGAAGAAAAAAGGTTATGACCCTTTTATAGTTATATATGTAAAAAATAATACAAATTAAGGAGAAGATAAGATATGATAGATTTAAATGTTTTAACAAATTATGTAGTTTTACTAGTGGTAGGAATTTGTGTATGTATAGGATATATACTTAAAAATAGTTGCCCTAAACTAGATAATAAATATATACCACTTATAATGGGATTATTAGGATTAGTACTTAATATTTGGTTAAGCAATTGGCAAATTAGTGGTGAAATAGTATTAGGTGGATTATTTAGTGGGCTAGCTAGCGTTGGATTACACCAGTCATTCAAACAATTAATAAATGGAAAAAAAGAAGATAAATAATAAAAAGGCTAGAGATTATTTTCTCTAGCCTTTATTTTTTTATATTTTACATTTTATTTATCTTTATCAATTCTAGGATATGGATTTTTACAAGAAAAAGACCCTTCATTGCATTTACCTCTTACGCAATCTGCACCTGCATATTTAAATAAAGTTGGTGCTACTTCTTTACATAATCTTAACATTTCATTAGCTAATTCACATATAGGTTCTTGTGCCCTATGACAACATCTTTTATTGAAGAAATGTAATAATTCTCTTACATTCATAGTCATTACCATTTTAGTTTCACAAGCATTAGGTAGCATTCCTCTTGCATTTTCATTCGCTACCTTTTCTGCATTCATACCATTAGTTGGATAACCATTTGTTTCTACATATTCTTTTATTATTTTTTGCCATTTAATATATTTGTCTAATATTTCCATCATATCTTCATGCCATTCATCTGCCATATTCATTTCTTTTACTACATTAGGAGTAGTGTGCTTAAATGTTTCATCAAGATTAACATATCTTTGAGATTGTTGACTATACGAAGCCACCCTATGACGGACAATTTGATGTGAAATTGTTCTATCAATTCCTTCGATAGCAAATGTAAACGAAACATGTTCTAATGGGCTATCGTGACCTATTTCAATTAAATGTGCTAAAAATTTTTCTATTTTTTCAGGAGTAAGTTTCTCCATTATTTCATCTACACCAACTTTACTATAACATAATTTTGCAGATTGGGCAATTACTTCTTCAGGATTTGGTGTATGAGCTAATATTTTTACTTTTAATAAATCATTCATATATCTCTCTCCTATCAAATTATATTATATTATATTATTATTATCTATTTTCTTTTTCTTCTATTTCTTTTTGCATTTCTTTTTTTACTACTTCTTTGTACATTGTTTAATAATATTTGAAAAGTATATCTAGCTCTATCCATTCCTTGTAATTCGTTTGACATATTTACCAACTCCTTTATTAATCATTTACTTATATTATACTATTATTCTTGTTAAAAGTAAAGTATTTTTATATTAACATTGCAAATCTTGATATTTCAAAACCATTTAAATAATATGTGAATTCATATATTTTTAATCCATCTATTCTTTTTTCTTCTTTAGTATGTAAACTTAATGGATACATAGTTAAACTTTTCATTTTTTCTTTTAACTCATTAGCAAAATGAAACAATTCTTCTTTTTTCCATTCTGTAAATTTATCATTGATGTCATAATAAATTAATTCACATCTAGCCATTCTTTGGTTAAAATATTTTAATTCAATCTCTATATAATCCATTAATTTATTTTTATCGTTATTATATTCGTCACCCATTATTTATCATCTCCCTTATCTTTATATATCATCATTATATTTAAGACAATTAATACCCCTTAAAGATGCTAATTTCTTACTTAATGGTGCATCATAATCTTCTAAATATATTATTGTATTTATACCACTGTTAATAATTGCTTTCATACAATTAACACATGGAAAAGTTGTTACATAAAGAGTAGCACTTTCGCAAGATACCCCTACTTTAGCACATTGTAAAATTGCATTCATTTCTGCATGGACTGCAAAACAAGTATCTAAATTTTCTCCACTCTTACTTTCTTTTCTTATACAGTAACCTTTATCATAACAAGATTCTATACCTTGTGGTGAACCATTATATCCTGTTGCTAATATCCTTTTATCTTTTACTATTACTGCTCCTACTTGTCTTGATAAACAACTAGAACGTTTAGCTATGTCTAAGCATACAGTCATAAAATATTCTTCCCATGTTAATCTTCTCATTTATATCATCTCCTTTATTTATATTATACTATTAATATTATAAAAAGTAAATAAAATCCTAAGAAAAAATTCTTAGGATTTTTTAATTATTTCAATTCTTTATGATTTAAGATTATATTTAATATAACTCCAATTATAATTGATAATGTTAATCCACTTATAGCAATTCCACCTATTGTTATTGTAAAACCACCTAAACCAACTATTAATATTATTGCTATAACTATTAAATTTTTTATTGATTTATATGATTTGTTATCTTTAATATTTTTAAATCCAATATAAGCAATCATACAATAAAGTTGTAATGAAATACCACCTATTACAGAAGATGGTACTGATTGTAAAGTTGCTCCGAATACACCAATAAAAGATAATACAATTGCAATTACAGCAGTTCTTCTTAATAATTTAGGGTTATAATTTTTAGTTATTGCTAATAATGAAGTGTTTTCGCCATAAGTCGTATTAGGGACTGAACCTAGTAAACCTGCTACTAAAGTGGCTAATCCATCACCTAACATAGTTCTATGTAAACCTGGGTTCTTAATAAAATCTTTACCTACAACAGTACCATTAGTAGTTACATCTCCTATGTGTTCACATAAAGTACATAAACTTAAAGGTGCTATAACTATTATTGCTTCTAAAGAAAATTTTGGTAATGTTAATGTTGGTATAAATACTAAATTGGCATTTTGTATTATTGAAGTATCAACTATTCCTAAAGATAATGATAATAAATAACCACATATAACACCTATTAATATTCCTAATTGTTTCAAAAATCCTCTTCCAAATATAGATATTAATACAGATATTGCTAAAGTTACACAAGCAACAAGTGTATTTGTTTGTATATTTGTTATAGCACTAGGTACTAAAGATAATCCTATAACTATAATCATAGCACCGACTATATGAGGAGGTAATATTTTATTAATTTTATCAACGCTTATTTTATATACAATAAAAGACATTAACATATATATCAAACCTACGATTATAATACCACCTTGTACATAAGCATAATCATTATACATTGAATTAATAGTTATTATAGGAGTAATAAAAGCAAATGATGAACCTAAAAATACAGGTACTTTTCCTTTGGTGCATAAGTGAAATATCAATGTCCCTATCCCAGCTGTCATTATTGCTATTGAAGGATTAATTCCTACTAATAAAGGAACTAAAACACAAGCGCCAAACATCGCAAATAGATGTTGTACACTTAGTATCCAATCTTTTATATTTTGTTTTATATTTTTTTTCATTATACCAAATCCTTTCTCTATCTCTCATGGATAGAATTAAAATTATTTATTATATTATTTTAATCTAAAATATACCATTTACCATTAATTTCATTAAATGTAAATAAGTTATCATTACAAAGATAATATGTTTTACTATCATAATATACAGCCATTACCTCATTATCTGATAAGCAATATGCAATTTTACTATTCACACTTTGTATCACATACCCATCTTTAAATGCTTTAAATGCTTCAGTAAAATTATACTCCTTCTTTTCTAATTCAAGTTCCAAATCATCAGGAATAGTATTGATTCTATAAACATTATAGATTAACCCAAATTCAATTCCATTTTCTGTTTTTGTAATATATCTTATGTCACTTTTATCATCAACACTTTTATACTTTTCACCAACTTTTATATTATTGATAACATCTATAAATTTCATATTATCCCTCCTTTAAAATATTATTTATTTATTTCATATTACCTTTTATTACATTCATAATATTTTTCATGTCATTATTAGTAAAAGTAAAATAATTAATATTATTAGATTCTAATATATGTTGCGTTATATTATCTATTTCTATAGCCTTTTCTTCACTTTGAAGTCTACCATTTTCTTGATATACTGTTTGTCTTCTTAATAAGAAATTAAGATTATTATATTGATTAAATGTTTTTAAGCATAAATCACATAATTCCTTATTATCTTGATTATAAGCATTAGTTAAAAGTATTGGTCTATCAGTAACTATTATATCAACTTTTCCATTAACTCTAAACAATCTATGATTTTGTTTAGCAAATATATAGAGTTCATCTTTAAAAGTTTCACCTCTCTTTTCCCATACAAGGTCTTTAGCAAATTCTGTAACCATCTCGCAGTCATATCCTTCGGTTTTAAGCTCGGCAAATATTTTAGCCATAAGAGTAGATTTACCAACTCCAGCACCACCAAACAAATTAACCACTAGAGTGTTTTTCATTGTTCATCCCACCTTTTATAAAAATAAAATATATTAATATAATACTTAATTATTATCAATTGTCAATGGTTTTAATAAATCTTCAGTACACAATATTTCACATGCTTCCAGCGTTATTTTTATTTACATCTCCAACTTTAACCTTTATATTCTTTTTTCATATTAAATATCCTCCAATAATGATGTTGCACAAGCAATTCCCATACTGCACGCAGTTGTTAAACCACGTCCCATTCCACTACAGTCACCTATAAAATATACATTTTTATTTGAACTCTTACCATATTTATCAATTAATACTTTATTAGAACATAGTTTTACTTCTAATCCATATAATAATGTTTTATCACCATTTATTCCTGGTACTATCTTATCTAATTCTTCGATAAATTCAAGTATACTTTGTAATGTTCTATATGGCATAGCACTTGTCAAATCTCCTGCATATGCTTTAGCAGTTGGTATTACATCTAATTCTTTCAATCTTTCATCTGTGCTTCTTCTTTTAAGTTTTATATCTTTTAAAGATTGTATTATAACAGAACCATTGCCTAAAGAATTAACTGCTAAAGTTAAAGGATATACATAATTGCTTAATGGGTCTTCCATATCTTCATTAAAATGTCTACTAACTAGTATTGCAAAATTTGTATTATCGGATTTTTTATTTCTAAAACTATGACCATTAGCACAAAATAATTTTTTATCACCATATGGATAACTTTCTATTGTAACAAATCCACCTGGGTTAACACAAAAAGTTCTACAACTATCACCAAAAGAACTAGTAAAATATGTTTTAAGTTCATAAAAATTTCTATTTAACTTATCCATTATATCATTAGTTGTTTCTACTCTAACACCAATTTGAACTTCACCATTTTTATATTTAATACTGTTATTATCACATATAGTTTTTACTAATTTATTACCACTTCTACCCATAGCAACAATTATTTTGTCACAACTTAAGTGTTTAATATTTTGACTATCTTTATACCATATTTCATTAGATACATCATCTGCTATTATATCAATAACTTCACAATTAGGTATGATATTAACATTATTATCTTTTAAAAAATCTAGCATTCTTTTATATATTATTCTTGAGTTTTCACTTCCCAAATGGATAGTATGACATTCACCTATGTCTAATCTAGGATTTTCTTTAATCATTTGCATTATTTCTATAGCTTCTTTAGTATATTCTTCTCCATATGTTTTAGATTTAAATTCTTCTATTCCAAATTGTTGATATATTTCATAAGTCTTTTTAAGATATTTAGTTATCTCTTCTTCAGTCATTAATTCAGCCATATCTCCTCCTACTCTACCTGTAGTATCAAAGTTAAGTTTGCTATCTGAAAAACTTCCAGCTCCACAGCATCCGTGTGTTATAGAACATATTTTACATTTCTTACAAGGAGTATCAGCAGTTACAAAACATTTTCTTTTATCTATTGTCCTACCTTTTTCTAACATTGTTATATTAGCACCATCAAATCCATTATTGATTAATTCTATTGCTGTAAAAATTCCTGAAGCACCAGTTCCAATTATTCCTATATTATTATACAATATATCATCTCCAATCTAATGTCTTTAATGTTATTATACTAAATCAATTATAAAAAGTCAATAATTTTATAAAAAAATAGGAAGAAATTTTCTTCCTATTTTAGTCATTCATATCCACCTCCCATTTATACATAGCATCATATAATTTTTTAGGGATATATAGCTTGTACTCATCTGCTACTTGTTTTATATAAATTTCTTTATATGTTTTATATACATTAAATGCTTCTTGTGGAGTATTGTAATATCCTAAAAATTTATATTTTTTACCATTACTGCATCTACTCGAAAATTTATTCTTATCTTTATCCCAACTAACTCCAATAGGATATATTCCTCTATTTTTATCTTTCTTAATAAATAATGTATTTATTCTATGTGGTACAAAAATGCAAGTTTTAGGGCTATATATTTTATTTCTTTTATATAATATATCTTTATCTAAATCCATTTTCTCGTTTTCTACTTTATAATAATTTTCTTCATACCATTCAGCAAAATTTTGAAAATTCAACCATTCATCACACACAATAGCTTTCTCGTATGTTGAATGTTTTATTTTTTCTTTATTATCATAGCAACGCCTTATCATTTTTCTCCATACTTCAAATGCTTCTTTATTATCTACTGTATTAAATTTACCTTCTCCAATATATCCTTTATTTACAAACGTTGGTTCATATGGACATCTTATTTTTCCACGTTTAAAATTTCCATATCTAGCATTATAAAAAATCCAATTATATTCTTCAAAATATACATCTATATTATAACTATCATTATATTTTATTATTTTCATTTTACTACCAAAATTATTATAACCTATTTCACCTAATCTACCCAATATATTCTCTCCTTTTATCTCGAACCAGTACTTCCAAACGAACCTCTGTTTTCTGTACCTAAATCATTAGTTTCATTAAATTCAATAGTTGGTGGAATTTCACATATCTCCATTTGACATATACGGTCACCTTTTTTAATCCACGTTCCACTTACAGTTACTTTGTGCCCATTTATTATAACTTTTTCAGTTTGTTTTGCCATAGTGCATTGACAAGGATACATATAAACGTCTTCATTCCCGCAGTATGAATTATCAATTATTGCGACGTGATTGGTTTGTATTATCCCCCACGTTTTAAAAGTTGAACTTCTAGGATATAATTTAGCCATATAACCTTCAGGTAATTTTAATGAAAATCCTAGAGATACTAATGCTTGACCCATATAAGGAATAAATACATCTTCATATGCATATAAATCTATAAAGTCACCTTTTGATATTTTTAATAATTTATTAGCACCTTCTAAATATTTTATATCTGCTTTTAAAGTTTTAGTATCTTCAGAAGTATCATCTATAATATCTTCTCCTTTTGTATCTTTTAATCCTTTAAAATATTTATTTAAATCTATATTTTCCATTATTCATTTTCTCCTTTTTTATTTTCTTCTTCTTTTTCAGTTTCTCTTATGATTTCATTAATTTTACCTATAATTATTTCATTCATTTTTGTTAATGCATCACTTAATTCTTCTGAATCTTCTTTAGTCATTTTTTCTTTTATATCTATTTTTTTACCATTTATCTCTAATTCATATATTTCTAATGCTAAAGTACCATTCTCACCAATTAATAATTCACCTATTTGGTCTTTCATAAGTATCAGCTCCTTATATTTTATTTATATTATACTATTATTTTTCTTTATTGTCAAGAGAAATTTTAAATTTTTTCTTTTAAACACCTATTTTATATTATTTATTTTTTTATACAAACAATAGGCGAGCCCGACAGCATCCATCATATCAGAATTTTTATCTTTATTATCTCTATCATTGTATTCACCTAAGTCTATAACATTCTTCCTAAGCCATTTAAATGCCCCTTCTTTTGATTTGCCAGTACCCGTTGCTATCTTTCTCCATTGAGAAGGAGAATAGATATAAATTAAATTATATCCATTCTCAAGTAACAATGTTATTATTCCACCTTGTAATTTAGCAAGTGTTTTACCAGTTCCTTGATGTTTTCCTATATAATTATCTTCTATTGATATGTGGGTTACATTATATGATTTGCATAATTCAAGACAAGTATGTGCAATGTATTGTATTTTTTTATTTTCATCACTATTGAAATCTTTTGTCTTTATAGGTAATCTATCATAAGCTATAACTTCTCCTGTTTCTCCATCTAATATAGCAAGACCACTACTTTTTATACTAGCATCAATTCCTAATATTATCTTCTTTTTCTCCAAAACAAACAACTCCATTTATATTATGTTTTATTTCTTCTTTGTTTTCTTACTTTTACTTTCTTCACATTCTTTAATATGTTTATTTATTATAGCTTTTACTTCTTTAATTGCTTCATCTAATCGACCATTACTATTTTTTACTTCACTATATACAGTATGAACTCTAAAAGGCATAAAGCGTTCATAATCATCTTTTAATCTTCTATCAACCTCTGCTTCTAAGTCTCCTCTAGCTAATGCTCTAGCTTTTATTTCTTCTTGTGGAGCAGTTATAAATATTGGAACTATCTTATTATTTCCTACATATGCTTTAAGTTCTTTAAAACCAATTGAATCAACTATAACTATTAAATAATTATCTTTTTCCAATTCTGCTCTTTCTATACCATATCTCCAAGTTGCATCTTTTTCTATACCATTTTCTTCTACTTTAGTATGATATATTCTTTGTTCCACAAAATCTGTTCCTCTTTCAAAGAAATCTTTATCATTAATAAAATAATATTCTACACCATCTGTCTCACCATTTCTCATAGGTCTAGTTGTTGTACTAATTATTGGTTTAACCATGTCTAAATCTTTTAATACTTGTTTTAATATGGTGTCTTTACCAGCTGACATATATCCAAGTAATGCGAATATTTTTTTAGCTTTTACATTTCTACTCATTAACATCTCTCCTTTTATTCATTTACTTATATTATACTATCATTCTTATTAAAAGTCAATTATTTTTCTTCCCATTTTGTATTTTTATAATCTGCTTCTATTTTTTCCAATACTTCATCAACTGTCAATTCACCACTTACACCTTTACTTAAAGAAAATAACATTGAACAATAATCATATATTGGACAAAATTCTTCACATTGCATAATTGTATCACATGGTAAATTAGAAAAATCAACTAATAATTTGCCTAATTCTAAGAGTTTATTTTCATCCATATTATCAACTCCTTTATTTATATTATACTATCGACATTATTAAAAGTCAATAGTATAAAAAGAAAAAACCTAGATAAATTTTTATCTAGGTTTTAAATTTTAACTACATTTACTATATCCACAATTTAAACATGAATCACATCCATTAGTTTTTATTAATGATGACTCTCCACATTCAGGGCACACATTTCCTTTAAGTTCTTCTTTTTTATCATTATTCTTATTTGGTTTTTCAACGGTTTTTTCTATAACTTTTTCTTCTTTTCCTATCTCTTTTAAAAATGCTTTCATTTCTTTTAATATAGCCATACCACAATAACTACCATCTGATAAATGATTTCCTTTTCCTCTTTCTCTAGTAAAACTTGGACAAGCTGATACTCCAGCAAAACTTTTTTCAATCATAGATAAATCTCCACCAATTCTAAGTATAGAGGACATTAATATAGCTATACATTGTAAATTCTTTTCACATCCACCACTACCACTCTTAGTTATATAAACATCTTGTATAGTGTTTTCACTAGGAGACCAACCTATAAATAGTTTAAGTTTTCCACAACCAATTATTAAATTACGTTTTACATAATAAGTATCTTCTGCTAAAGATTTCCATTGACCACGCTTTAATAATTCTTTTTCTTCATCTTCTTTTTCATCAGTAGTTGTAAGAATACCTTGTCTAGCACATCCATCACGATATATTGTTAATCCTTTTAATCCTTCTTTCCATGCTTCTATATATAATTCTTCAACTTCTTCTACTGTTGCTTCATTCGGTAAATTTATAGTTGAACTAATTGAAGCATCTATATGTTTTTGCCATACTCCTTGCATCTTAACTCTCATATGGGGATTTAAAGTTTGAGCAGTTACAAAGAAGTTAGGCAATTCTTCTTCTTCATTTAAACCATGAAGTTCCATATATTCTTTTGCTATTGGAGTGTATACTTTATAATAAACATCTCCCTCTTTATGAAGTGATTCAGTTTTTCTAGTATACGATAAATTAAATATAGGTTCTATACCTCCACTTACTCCTATCATTGTAGATATTGAACCAGTTGGTGCTATTGTCAATAACTGAGAGTTTCTAAGTCCATATTTTTTTACTAATTCATAAGTTTCTACACTTGTATTTTTTCTTAAAAACTCAGAATCTAATATAGAAGTTTTATATTTAGGATAATGACCTTCTTCTTTAGAAAGCAATGCACTAACTTTTATTGATTCATTTGCTAACACCTTACCTATGGTATCACATACTTCTATTGCTTCATCTGTGTCGTATTTTAGTTCAAGTTTAATTAACATATCAGCTATACCCATAACACCGATTCCTATTTGTCTATAATCTCTTACAGTATCTCTTTGTATTTGCAGTGGATGTAATGGTAAACCTTGGTCTAATACATCATTCATTGCTTTTACTATTATATGAATGTCTTTTTTAAATGTACATATATCGAAACTTTTATCATTAACATAAGCTGATAAATTTATACTTCCTAATAAACAACTTCCACCATTTGGCAATGGTTCTTCGGCACAGTTATGAGCAACATAGCCTTCTATTATTCCCCAATGATTTCTAGGCTCTTTGAAATCATATACTAATTTTTTACCATTATCTTTTATATTTCTAACATAAGGAACTCTACTTTCTATTAATTTATTAAGTTTTATTTTTTTATAAGTTTGATAAAATCCTATAAATTGTGCAAATAATAATATATCATTATATTTATTTATATTTATATCATAACTTTCTCTGCATTCATATTCACCATTTTCAAATTCCACCATATGTTTTTTATTTATTGTTAAATTTGCAATTATTCCAAAATCTTTTTCTAAACTGTTTATAAGTTCTAAGGCGAATTCTTTACAAGTTGTTTTATAACTTATTCTTTTATCTGAATTAACACATCCATTAGCAGAAAAACAACCTTGTAAAAAGTTTGCTTTTTGATTTAAACTCCATTCATTATAAGCTTTAGGCATGACTCTATTTGGTAATATTTCTTGTGAAAATTGAAGTTGTTCTAGTAAATCATTATAACCTTGTAAATATATAGCTCTATATGATTTTATAGTATATTCATCATTTTCAAATAAATATCTTATATCTCCATCTTTAACACCTATATTAACTTCAATTCCTTTGTGCCACTCACTATTTAATCTGCTTAATTGACCATCTCCTTGTATAAAACCTAGCTTAATAAATAATTCATCATCTTTTATTGTTTTATATATTTTAGGCATGATTTTTTTATTTTTTAAATTTTTAGCTTCACATTCTTCTCCATTGATAGTCATAAATCTATGGTCAGGTGTACATGTTATTTCTTTATTATTGGATAATATTAATTTTATTGTATCTTTTTCACCATTACACCATACTTTTCCTTTTGAAACTAAACCATCATAACTATATATTAATGGCTCTGTATCACATAATTCTTCTAAAGTTTTAAATCCTTCATATGTTAATAGCTTCATATCTCCAGTAAAACAAGGATTAACTCCAGCATATTCAAATTCATCATCTTTACTTAATAAATTATAATCTTCTATTTTTGACCAATACAACACGCCGGGTTCCGCATAATCAAAATTGTTTTTACATAATAATTTAAATACTTCTTTAGCTTTAACAACTTTTTCCATTTTATCATTTCCTACTTCAAAATGCAATGTCCAATCTTCATCATTTTCTACAGCTTTCATAAAATCATCGTTAACCCTTACTGATATATTTGCTTTAGTAACTTTATTTAAATCTGTTTTAATATTAATAAAATCTATAAGTTCAGGATGTGTACAATCTAATGATAACATTAAAGCTCCACGACGACCATTCTGCCCGATTGTAGACGTAACTTGAGAGAAAGTATCCATAAAACTACAAGCACCAGTAGTTTCTTTAGAAGCATTATTTACTTTCATACCCTTAGCTCTTAATTTAGATATATCGACACCACATCCACCACCGTAAGAAAATGTCCTAGCCAAATCACTACAAGTTTTATATATTGCTTCTATACTATCATCTGTTTCAAGTACATAACAGTTTGAATATGTTACTTTCTTACCATGTTTTTCTAATCCTCTATTGCTTAAAATTCTTCCTCCAAACAAAAATTTCTTATCTCTAATTAATTGTTTAAGTTCTTCATTTTTATTTGATATTCTATCTAACCAATCTTCAAAACTTTCACCCTCAAATTGATATTTGTTATGCCATATATCAATTCCTAACTGATTATCTTCACCTAGCCATTCTTTTATATCCATATTATCTCTCCTTTTTAAATCTAATATAACCACTATATATTGTAGCATATAAAAAATAAGACACTATATATTGTATTTTATAACCCCTAACCTCAATAAAATAAAAAATAAATTAATTAATATTTATAAAATTTCATAAGTTGATATAATGTTAAAGTTTGTTGTCTTTCTAATGAAGCTAATATATTATTCATAATTCATCTCTCCTTTATTAAGATTATTTTAATTATATTATACTAATATTATTTATAAAAATCAATAGAATTCATGTATATTTTTAAAATCTTTTGATAATAATATTAGTATCAAAGAGTTATCAACGTGCTTTCATGATGAATACAACCTATCGCCTTTTAACCAACTGACTAATTGTAAATTTGATAACTCTTTGATAGAATTATTTTGCTGAATTATCTGCATTATGTAAAGCTAATAGTCTAGCATAATTTAAATATCCAATTTTTCTAACCAATTTTTCAGATGAATATCCATTTTTAAATATCATATGATTATTTATTAACCAAGCTATATCCATAATATCTCTATCACAAAATTTAGTGTATTTTATTAATATATTTATCACATCATAAGCTGACATATTTTCATGATTACAATAATGACAGTATCTATTTTCCTCATCTTCTGTTCTTGCTATTGGTTTACTTATGTCATGTAACATAGAAGCTATTAATAAATTTTTATCAAATTTATCAACCTCTTTTATTCTTTTATAACAAAAATACATATGTTTACTTAAGGATAAATTATGCCATTTACTATCTTGTGACATTTCTACACAATTACTTAGTCCTAATTCAATTAATAAATCAATGTATTCTTTATAATCATCACATTCAATAAATCTTTCTTTGTCCATACCTAAGCCAATTTTTCTTCTATTATTAATATATAATTTTCTTCCAATATCATAATCTATAATAATTTCATCAAATCCTTCACATTTATGTGGTATTTCTATATTTTTATACATTCTTTCTATAACTTCATCAGGAATTCGCTTGTTTCTTGTATCATTATCTATAATACAATCTATTAGATTTTTATATTTAAACAAACAAATTGCTTTAGAATAATATTTTTTCATTTCTTTTAATAAAGCTCTTCTACGTTTACTAGATATATTTGTAGCTTCATATATAGTTATATGACCATTAGATAAACTTCTTTTCGTTCTTTCCTTCATTATATCAAATACTTCTTTATTTTTACTTTGGTCTTTTATATCATTTAATAACTCTTTTCTAATTTCATCCGATGATATAACTTCTATATTTTTATCCTTATTTTCTTCTATATAATCTTTAACCCAAGATGTTTTTCCACTTCCAGGTATCCCAACTGTAACAATCAAAATTCCTTTCATTTTTAACATCACTCCTTAAAAATAATAGTTTGTGTACTTTAGTTATATTATACACAAACTATTATTAAAAGTCAATTATTTTTTATTATTTTTATTCATTATCTTCATCATCTTCATATTTACTTAATATTTCACCTAATGTTTTAGGTGATTCATCTTCAACTTCATCTACTTTATTTTCAACTTCATCTTCTTCATCCTCATCATCTTCTTTATCTTCTTTATGACATTCACAATTTCCGTCACATTCACAATTTCCACCACATTTACATTCTTTCTTATCTTCCATTTCTTCATCTCCCTCCTCATCTTCATCTTCATCATTTAATCCTAAAATTTCAGATAAACCTGTGTGTAATAAAGTTATTGCTAATTCATCTTCTTCCATATCCATTAATTGAGCAAAAGTTTGAACTGCTAAAGCAGTTGCTTGATTAAATTTTTCATCTAATTCATCCCAATCAGGTTCACAACCTTCATATCCATAATTTATTATTCCTAACTCTATTGCTTCCTCATAGCCATAGTATATACATTTTAATCTACTTGCTTCAATTTGTTCTTCAGGTATATTTGTTTGTTCTCTTATCATCTTATCATATAAATCATCCATATAATCACTATGGTCTAAATCACTTCTAACTTCTTCTCTATATCCCATATAATGAGAACGACTACTATGATTCATACCAGCAAATAATTTATCTGCTGTCCTTTTATTAAATGCTATATATATTATGAATGCCATAGACATACAAGTTATTCCATTCGCTATTAAAGGTATCCCTAATTCTTGCATCTCTTTTATTCTTGATATAATTAAGTTACCATCATATATATTTCCTCCGGGAGAGTTTATAGTAACTGTTATCATAGGAAATTTTTGTTGCATAATTTCTTTTATATAAGAAGTCTCCATTTTATATGATGTAAATTCATCTATTATATCTTGTGTTTCTTCAATAAACTTATTAGATACATTATCATCAATTATTCCAGTTATAAATAATTCAGTTCTTAATCTATTTTTTTTATCTACCATATCAACTATATCTTCCCTCTTATGAGGTACTTCCTTTCTTATTATTTTAATTATATTATACTAAGAAATTTATTAAAAGTAAATAGATTATTTCAATATTTCTATTTCTAAAGTTGTAGGATTAATATTTATGATTTCTACAATATTTTTTTGTTGTAAAGCATATCTAATAGTATACCATGTCCCACCATGTTTTTCATGATTCCAACATGAAATAAGAACATTAGAATTATCTATCATTAATTCATTTCTTTTTATTAATTTTGCAATATGATACTCTCCTTCTATTGTATCTTTAACTTTATATTGTTCTACAGTATCAACATAAATAACCTCATCACATTTCGACTTCATAATATTATAAACTTCAATATCATTCTTTCTCCATTTTTTATATTGTTTTTCAAAAGGTATACAACCTATTATGTTAGTTTTTTGTCTACTAAACCATAATTCCTCAAAAGCTATTGTATCAAATCCTAATGCTAAACCATTATAAGCATTATTTATTTCACCATATTTATTTTCAACATAAGAAAAAACTTCTTGTAATTTATCTCTTAATATGTCATATTTTTTACTATAAATACTACCACCATATAATTTTTGAACCCTATGACCAGTGAAGGATATGTTAACCATATATTTCACCTACTTTTATTATATTTTTATTATCTAAAATTAAACATCCATTATCTGTTATTGCATAATTTAAAGTTTGTTTAAAAGAACAATCTAAAAATCTATTAAATTCTCTAAATAATTCTTCATGATTTTCTTTATCATAATGGACAAATAAGTTAACTATATCTATTAACCCTATTCCTTCATATTTCATTGGTATTGCATTTGTCATTACTACATAATATTCTAATAAGCATAATACCCCAGCTGACTCCCCTATTACAATTTTGTTATCCAATTGTTTTATTATATCTAATAATTTATATTTCTTTAACATCATCATTAGCATATCCATAGAACCACCAGTAAAATATATTACATCTGACGTATTTATTAGCCATTTAATGAGGTTTAAATTGTCTAAAGGAGTAATTACATTAAAATCTTTAATCCCATACTCTCTAAAGTGTTTAAAGTGTTTATTATAAAATTTACCATTATATTGTAAATCAGTTTGATTTTTAAATAAGTATTCTAAGTCACAAGCAAATGGAATACATGTTACTCTTGAATTAGGCTTTATATATTCTTTAACTTTATCATAACATTGCTTATCTTCTAAATAATTAGCATTAGATAATAATATATATTTATTCATATTAATCACCACCTTTTAATATATTTGTCTAAAGAATTGCAATGTATTTGAACAACGTGTGTTGTAAGTTATGATTATTTCAATTCCTTTATAAAATTCTCCACTTTTTATACGATATCCAGTTTCTTTAGCTAATTCATTAGCAAAACATTGTTGCATGATGCAACTGTTAGCTGATATACCAGTCTGCTCATAAAATTCTTTCCTTTTTTCTGTAAAAAATTTTTCATATATATCCATATTATCACTATCCTTTATTTATTTACTTATATTATACTACTACTCTTATTAAAAGTCAATATAACAAAAAAGAGTAGAGAAAAATCTCTACTCTTTATATGAAAAATATACTATTATCTTTATCAGCACAAATTATTTTAGTAGTTTTATTTGATTTTCTAAGTTCTTCTTCCATCTTATCTCTAAATTTATATTTACTATCATCGCTATGATGTATAACAATTAAATTAGTATTGATACCTTTCATCATTTTAATTATTTCTTTTCCTTGTATATGAGAAGACCATGTATTATATCTTATGACTTTAGCTTTCTTTTTAAATGACATATTTTCAATTTTAACTTCTTTAGTATTGTCGTTTAATAATAATCCTCCTACTGTTGTTGGAGCACAATAACCAATTATCATTATAGTATAATTACTATCTTCTATATTTGCTTTTAAATGATTTAATATTCTACCTATATTACACATACCAGCAGATGATATTACAATTTTTTGTTGTTCTTTATTAAGTGCTAAATTCATAGATGTCTCAAAGTCTTTTACAAAATGAAGTTTTTCCCATGATAATATTTGTTCAAATATGTCTTTATCTTCCTTGTTTAATATTTGTTTATAAACATCATTGATTTCCAAAGAAAGTTTACCATCTAAGAATATAGGAGTTTTAAAATTTGGGTCATTAGAAAAAGTATTATATAAGTAATATAATAAATCTTGAGTTCTAGCTTGAGCGAAAGCTGGTATTAAAATTGAATGACCTTGTTTTAATTCATTAATTATATCATCTTTCATTTTTTTTCTTTCTTTTTCAATATCTTTTGCATTAAATCCTCTTGATAAATCTGAATAAGTTGCTTCTGTTATTACTAAATTGGCATTTGATATAGTTTTAGTTTTTTTACGGAATGGTTGTTGATTATTAAAACTACCTGTATCTCCACTATAATATATTTTTTTTGTAACTCCACTTGGCATTTTAAAGAATAATTCTATTGAAGTTGCTCCTACTATATGGTTATTTGGCAAAAGTCTAAAGCTAACATATTCATTTAACTCATGTATAACATCTTCTTCATAAGTAGAAGTTTTTGATAACATTCTATATACATCGCTTTCAGTATAAAGAGGTTCTACCTTATATCCTTGATTACTCATTTGTCTACAATTTCTTTGTAATATATAAGCACCATCTATCAATAAAGGTTCAGATAATTCTTTATTCTCATAACCCATAATAAATTTATCTACATTATCTACTATAGCTGGTAGATTTCCTATATGGTCTAGTGATTTCAAAGATGTGAATGAGATACAAAACAAGCTTTTATTTGACCACATTCACAAACTTTTTCAACCACCCCCTTATTAACCACATATTCTTCTCTTAAAGCACCATTCATTTGAACCATACCACATTCAATAAGAACTTTTTCATAGTCTCCTTCTTTTGTTGGATATGATAAAAGTATAGATGTTCCAACAACACCATTATGACTTTCTCCTACAAATTCAACTATTACTTTATTTTTATTTTTCTTACTTATAATATATGGATTCTTTTTCTTCTTTTTCTTTTTCTTAATTACATTGAGATTTTCTTTTCTACAATCTAAAAAATCACCATTTATAAACTCTATTTTATTATCATTTCCTAATATATAATTTTGTAAAGTTGTATTTTTGCTTAGCACATCTCCAATAATACAAGAATGTTTTTTGTTCCATCTTACATTTTTACATGTTTTTACATCGTCTAAATCTATCAACACTCTTTCTTCAAGTTCTTCTTGGAACAAGGCATCATATAATACAATTTCAGCATAATCTTTATGTATTATTATTTCATTATTGTCAAATTCTGTTATAGGACTATCTGATATACAGAAACCATATTTCCTATATTCGTCCCAATGTTTTTTGCAAAGTCCATTTTTATTTTTTTTGCTTAATAATTTTCCACATTGGTTACAGTATTTTTTATTATCTTTGTTCATTTATTTCCCTCCATCCATACCCTAATACATATATTTTTACATTTTTAATAAAGTTATCAATCTTATTAATAAAATATTGAAAATTTCAATAAAATTAATTTATCAATCAATTTATCTAACTACAATAAATCTACTTTGAATGGATGTAACCCTACACCCTCTATTCCATCAGCAAATGCTTTAGGAAATACTTTTTTAATAATTTGATATGAGCCATTTACATCAGCATTTATTTTGATACCTTTGTTACTTATAAATAAGCCTCTGTATTTTCTTCTGCTCTTATTATAATTTTCTTTTATTGGTAATTCATCATCTAAAAATGAAGTCCCACTTGTATAGCCTTCTTCGGTAATAATTACTTGTATTCCAAATTCTTCTGCTTTATATTGTACTTTATTTATAAAACTACAATAAGGTATACTAATAAAATTTTGGTTTACCTTCTTATTCATATTACTATTTTGTTTCCAATTCTTGTTATTTCCTATAATTATAATATTGATTTCATTATTTCTACAATAGTCAACCACAAATCTACTAGCTTTATGAATATAATCTTCAACTTTATTATTTCGTTTAAATGTTAATGTTCTCATTCTATTAGTATAATCTAATTTATTAACTCTTTTTGCTATTGATTTATAATATGATATTTGTTTATTATAATATTGATTTATTGACTTTAGACCCTTACCATTTATTACTAATGGAATTAATCCACAATTATTAGTTATGGTTGCAAAGTTATCTAAACCTAAATCAATACCTATATATCTATTATTGTCAATTAATTGTTTAATATCATTAACTCTATAAACTACTTCAACAACAATATACTTATCTTTAGGTATAAATCTTACTTGTTGTAAATCGTTTACTTTTGTTTTTAAATAAAAACCTTTGAATATTTTAGGAAATTTAATTATGCCTTTATTGATTTTGCAATTTTGATTTGTTAATATTAAAATATTTCTACCATTTTTAGATTTATATTTAGGAAGTTTAGGTCTACCTAAATATTTATTTGGATTCTTTTTATAATCTTTAATTGATTGAAAAAATGATTTCCAATTTTTATCTAATAATTTTAAACATTGTTGAGCAGAACTACTTATTGGCATGTTCTTATAATCAAAATTATCACCTTCTTTTTTCAGCAATTTATCCAAATTATTATATCTAATCCATTTTCCGTTGTTAATAAATTCTTGTCTAATAATATAATTTGCATAATTATATAGATTTTTAGATTTATAACAAAATTCATCTAATAGACTATAGTATTTATTATTTGGTTTAATAATATGTTTTTCAACTCTATTGATTTTTATCACCTCCTTTATTATATAATACTAAGATAAGTGATAAAAATCAATAATATTTAATAAAAATTTTAATATATTTTACATATATTAAATAAGTCAAACTCTTTATAATTATTTATTTACTTATATTATACTATTGCTATTATTAAAAGTCAAGGAGTAAATTTTATTTCACTTCCCTTATCTTATTTGCTAAATAATTAGTTTGCAAAAAGTAATCACCTAGACTATGTGCAAATAATATTTTTAATAACATTTAAACCTCCTAATAAAATCTTATTTTCTTATTGTATATCCTTTATCCTTTATATTTTCTAATTTTCTACCACAGATAGGACAAAAGTTAATTTCTATATTTATTTCAGGTACATGAGGACTATCAAAATCTATATCTAATCTATTACCATCCATCACATCAATGTAAGCTCCTGTATCAGTAACCATATAACTATCACTGTTACATAAAAAACATTTTTCCATATTCAACATTCCTCCTTTTATTTATCTTATTTACTTATATTATACTATTACTATTATTAAAAGTCAAGGAGTAGAAATTAATCTACTCCTAATTCTGCAATATTTGTATTAAAATTTTCATTTAAGTATTCACGCAAAATATGCCTATGGCAAAAATCAGTAGACTTTTCATAGCATAATAGCACAATTTCCGTATCTGTAATTCCTTCATAATCATATAAGTCTTCAAGTATTTGCTCTAAGTCTAACTCTTTTAATTTATCAGTATACGCATTTATAAAATCTTCTTGTGACATTTTGTTGTTCTTTAGTTTAAAAACATTGTCACTAGATGGAGCTAATAATTTATATTCCATATAATACTCTTCTCTATCTAAGAACCATTTAGGCAAACTGGTTGAAATTAATACAGGCATATATCTATTCTTTTCTTCTTTTGGCAACCTAGAAAATTTCGCATAATAACTAGTCTTCATAAAATTCCTCCTTTTATTTATTTAATTTTCTATATTCATATTCTTCTTTATTTAATTCTTCTATTTCTTCTTCATTAAGTAAATGATATTCATCACACCATATTTCAAACTCTCCATTTTGTACCCACTTTGTTTTAATTATTGTATTTCCGTCTTTATCTGTTGTTTCAACTTCTTTTTTTTCTTTTTTTGCCTTTTGGAACATATGATATACATTAATTACACTAAATGCTTTAAACGGTTGTGCTTCATAAAATCCTTCACCAACTTTTACCTCCATAGTTTTTCCAGTGCTTATATTAAAAATCCATGCTTTTTTATTCTTAAATTTAGTTACAACGTCAATAACAATACAAGTTGATGAATCATAATCTTCAAAATAATAATTACATTCTCCAGTCATTTCAAGATTAATTTTAACTTTATCTATTGATGGCATTTCGCTATCTTCTATGTTCGACATTAATTCATTACATAATTCTAATGCTTTTTCTACTTTATATTGTTTATATTTATCTTCTTTACTCTTTTCAGTTGCATATTTTTCTATTATTTCTTTAGGGTATGGTAAATTAATTTTATTAAATGATACTTCACCTTTTTTACTTTTTATTTTTTTACTTATTATATTTTCATATAACTTTATTATATCTAATAATTTTTGAGATTTACCAAATTCCTTGAAGAAATCTATTGATATCAGTATATTGAGTTGTCTTGAGTTTATAGATGTTTTATCATTTAAATCAATAAGTAAATCCATAAAACTATCATATTTATTATCTTTTAACATATATAATTCTTGTGATACTTGTTCGTTCATATATTTTATACTAGCCATACCTTTATATATAGAGTTACTTTCTTTATCCATAAAATATTCAGCTTTAGAATATCTAAATTTAGGAGGTAATAATTTTATATCAAAATAGCTTAATTCTTTTATTAGTCTATTTGTTCTAGTTGAATCATCGGAATAAATAGATAGGGCAACTGTATAATACTCAAGAGGATAATGTGATTTTAAAAATGCACCATATAGACTATCATAAGCATAAGAAAGTGAATGTGAAGCATTGAATGAATATTTTGAAGCATCATTAACTACTTGCCATGTTTCTTCAAAGCCATCTATTGAACCAACTTTATTTATCCAACCTTTTTTTAATTTTTCTTCTAGTTCTATTAATTCTTTTTCTTTAAATTTTTTCTTTGATATTTTTTTTATAATTCCATATGTTTCAGGTTCAGGAATACCTAACCATATTAAATATTTCATAATAGATTCTTGATACATTAAATAATGATAACTATCTTTTAATAAATTATCTAATTCTTTTACACCTGTTGTATATGGTTTTCTTTCTATAAAATTATCTAATAAAGAAGCAAATCCAGGTCTAATAGATGCGACAAAAGCACTCATCTCAGCTACACTAGAAACTTTATATCTTGATACTAAATTGGTTGCAAAATCTGAATCAGATTGATTTATTGTACAAGTTATCTTATCTTCATATATTTTAAATGTTTTTTCATCTAACATTTTTTCTAATTCTTTAATAGTAGGTATTTTAATTTTAGCTAATTCACAAGTTTTTCTTATTAAAGTCCAAACGGTAACTGCAAGATACGTTAATACCGTTCCTTTCGGAATACTTTAACACTTATTTAAAAGTCGGACTAGACTATACCTTTATCTTCGACATTACTCGTTAAGATATGCCTATTATAGTCGTTGAAGGTTAATATGTTTATTATTTAATTATTTCATTTATAAAAATTTTATATTTTCTATCCAAATAAATATTTGCATCTTTATATAATATATAATAAATTTCTTTTATTTTATTAAAATTTCTAGTTACACAAGTATAAGTATAATCTCCTTCTTTTTTTATTTTTGTATCAAATTCTAAATAATTTTGTATAAAAATACAAGTTTCTTTTGTACCAGTATAACCAAAATGATATTGAGGATTTTTTAAATAATTATAATGATATACTTTTATACTACCATCACCATCAAACATACCTCTCACAAAATGATTTAATAATTCTTTAGGTATAAAAGATAAAATTCTATTGATATCAATTTTATAACTTTTTCTATTTGTAAAACCAATATTTCTTAAATCATCACAAAGTTGTTTACAACCTATACTTATACTTGGATTTCCATCTTTGTTATATTTTATAGGATGGGTACTTTTAAGGGATTTTTTAAATTTTTCTATTTCATCTAAATCTTTCATACATAACATTACTTTATTTCTTTTAGATATATGTCCATCAGCTAATAATAAACCTAGCCAATATGCTTTTTCTTCTGTATCAATTGTTGAGAAATAATTTTCATCTACTTCATAAATACCATTATATCTTTTTCTTAATTTTATATCCCATCTTTTAAATTGTCTTTGTATTGTCGACCCATCACAATTATAAATTTTTCCTATTTGGATAGTACTTAATTTTTCTTTAAAATATAAATTTAATATATTATCTTTTTCTTTATCCCAAAATTCAAATCCACCATTACTTTTATGCAATATTTCATCTCCATTTATTTTATTTAATAAACATATTATTTCCCTGCTGATTATCCATTCATTCACCCTTAGCACCTCTTACAAGGCTTTTATTTCAGCTTAGGTAATCCTTATAATTTTTTCTGCTTTCGCAACCATCAAGCTTAATGTTACCATTTACTTTGTGGTTTATAAGGCTTTAGGAACTCCCAGCAATTTAAGGCATCATAATCTACATAATTTCTTATATAGACGACTATTAAATTAATCATTCTTTAGATATTTATAAACATCACAATTATAACCATCTAAATTACAACATATTCCTTCTTTAGTTTTTATTAAACCAATTTCTTCCGAAACATTTTTATCATATAATAACATTGAGCAAGGTGATTCTGATATACTTTCCACTACTCCTTTAAATACTTTTGAATCTTTTATTATTTTTCCCCAATATTCGTCATTTTCATATTGTTCTAAATTTTTAGCTATTTCATCGTATTTACTAACGTGCATATCATTTGCTTTACACCATAATCTAAAAGCAGATGAATCTTGTAAAGGTTTATATGATAAAATCCAAGCACAATTTTCTTCACCTAATAAATCTTTAGTTGCTTGTATAAAAACTGAACGGTCTTCAGTATTTAAATCAACATCGGGTAATGAACGTGTACCTAATATACGTTCTATACTCATAAATCTAGTTGGATACAATGGAACTGGTGCAGATAATCTATCTATTTCTGTTAAACCTAACAATTTATTTATAAGAAAGCTTACAGCTGAACCTCTTCCTGTCTTAGTTAATAAACCATTATATTCATTTATTGCTCTTTGGCATATTTTATAATCTAATATAAAATAATCTTCCATATGTGTTTTTTCAATTATATTAAATTCATATCTTATAGCTTCTAAATATTCATCCCATCTCTCTTTAGGTATCGTATTTCTTATTTCCATCCATCTTTTATTGATTATATTTTTTAATTCTTTATTTGGATTATTTGATATTGATGGCATTTTAATTTCTTTGTCTAATATAATATTTTCACATTCGTCAAAAATTAAAGTATTATTAATTGCATCTTTTATTTGCTCTTCATTTAATATATTTTGTTTATTATATCGTTCTATTATAGTTTCTACATCAGGATAATCTAATATAAAGTTTGTTTCTTCTTTATATATGATGCCTTTTGCTTTAAGAAATAATTCTCTATAAATATAATCTTGTGGATTAATATAATGTGAATCGTTACCATGAATAATATTAATATTATATTTTTCACTTAAGCATAGAATTTTTTTATTAAGATTTTTTTGTATATCTTCATTATGGTTTTGAACTTCTAAATAAAAATTATTACCAAAATATTCTTTCATTTTTATAATCCAATCGTCTAAGCCTTCATCATTTCTTAAACGACCAGCAACACAAGCAGTTGTTATAATTGTATTATTTGGATTAATACTAAATAATAATTCATCATCTATTCTATTTTTATAATATACCCCATCTATATTGCTATAGGATAATATTCTATTTAAGTCTCTATATCCATCTTTATTTTTTGCTATTATAACTAAGTGATAATTAGAGTTATCTTTTTCTTTTCTATCTTTAACATAATATGCTTCTGCACCAACTACCATTTTAATACCTTTATATGATTTATCGCATGTATCTTTATATTTACATTTTTCACAATTATGTTTTGTATATTCATTATTTTCTTGAGTAAGTTTTACACATACTTCACTACATAAAGTATTTGCTTCATATACATTACCTTGATAACCATGTTCAGTAGTAAAATATATTGCATCTTTACCATCTAATTCAATTGCTCTAACTATATATTCTATTGGTTTAGTAACCACATCTAAACTTTTAATATTGCTATATATTTTATGTGAATGATAATTATTACATCTCATATATATTCTCCCTTCCTTCCTTTATATATATTATACTATAAATTTTATTAAAAGTAAAATAGGATAGAGAATTTATCTCTATCCTTAATAAATTAATATATTAATATAATATTATCTAAATATTTTCCATTATTATTGACAGTCAATGGTAATAGATAGTGAATTATTATATTAATATTTATATTAATATCACTATCACCTATACAATCAATAAAAACTTGGTCAACTCGCATACCTTTAATTTCTTCTATATTATAATCTTTTTTTATTATTATTAGAATTTTTTCTTGATTACCTATTAAACAATCTATAATTATTTTATTAGGTATTTTTCTTATATTCATAATATCCATACAATCCATATATGTGACTATTGCCTTATGGATTGTACTATAAGTTTCCTCTATATCCGATGTTATAAATAATAATGTTCCATGATTTTTTTCTCTAAATACCCAATAATTATCTAATAATTTTTCAAAGGTTCTAACTCTTTTACTTTTTCTAATGTGTAATACACTATCACAATATTGAAATAATTCTTTTTTCATTTTTATATAACTCCTCCCTTTTATATGAAATTTTATTTAAAATGGTATGTTTTTATCTTTTTTCTTTCTATCTTTATCAATATGAGTTTTTGCACTCTTTATTCCAAAGCAAGGTTTTTTGCGAAAATCATCCCACTCAATAGTTACCACCATTTCATCTATTATTATATCAGGTCTTCCAAATATACCTTTCATTTCTTCTTCACATAAAAAGTCTTCTTTAAATACCCTAGAACAAAATTCTTTTTTAAATGTTATACCATCTATATCAAATGTTAATAATGTTGGATATGGATTTTTTATATTTGCAGGCTTAATTTTTAAATTAGACAAAATAAAGGTTGGCTTAGGGCAAAACGTAAACCACAATGGTTTTAAATCAACTATTTCATTCATTTGTTTAAATGATATAGTATCTAAATCTATTGCACAATCTATATTTATTGCTACATCTTCTACTTCTACATCTTCCATAACTTTATCAATTCTTTTTTTTACTCTTCTTATATTACTATAATCTGTTTCTACACCAGCAGAACCATTATGTCCTTTTACAGTAAGTATTTCTGTCGATTCAAGAATTGATTTAAAATCATCTATACCATATGTTCTCATACTACCTATTAATTTATCTTTTTTAGACGAAGCAGATAATAATACAACAGGTTTTTTATATATATCAATTAAATTAGTGGCTATTAATCCAGTTATTCTCTTGTCTACTAATTTTCTTTCTTCATCTATTATTGTCAAAACTTTACTATCATTACAATTATTTTCTTCTATATATTTTTCACAAAGTTTTATGCATTCTTTTTTCTTTTTATCTTGTTTCTGCTTAACACTTTTAGCAATTCTAACCATATGTTGTTGTAATGTTTCTATTTGAACTTGTGGATTAGGATTATTTTTAGATTTTCTAGGTTTATATTCAAATTCTTTTTCTTCTCCTATTAATGCTTTAAATAATAATTCACATTCTTCCATACTACTAAATCTTATAGTTCCATTTATAATATTAGCTAAATTAAATGATATTGTTTCAGGTGTTATATCATCTAAATCAAAATCTTTTAATATTTCTTTAAAAAATTCATTTCTTATATTATTTAAACCTTTATGCACTAAGTATGCAACTTCTTTATCATGTATATCCATTATATCAGCTATACAACCAATTGCAACTAAATCCAAATAATGTTCTAACTCATTCTCAGTCATTCCGACTAGAAACTTATAAACAACTCCTACACCACTTAAATTATGTGAATATTCATCCAACTGATTATTGACAATAACTCCAATAAGAGCATTACTTGTATCTCTAAATACTGTTTTAAATTCTTCACTATTAGACTGTGGTCTATGGTGGTCAAGGACTAAAATTCTTTTGCCTATTGATAATAATTCTTTAATTTCCTTAAAATCATTAGTAGAAGCATCAGGTATTATTAAAAATTCTACACTAGATTTTTTTATTCGTTTAAAAACTTTTGGGTCAAGTCCATGAAATTTTCCATCATGAAAAAATAAAGTTATTTTTTCTTTAGGAACTTGACATTCATTAATTAAAAACAAATACATTAAAGCAGAACTAGTATATCCATCTACATCGGTATCAACTAAGATACCGATGTTACTCCCTTTATCAAGTTCACTTATGAATAATTCTATTCCTTTGTCTACATTTTTTATTTTAAATGGCATTTCTTGATATTCAGAAGTAGGATTAAGTAAAAAATCCACATCTTTTTCAGTCAATTCTCTATTTTTTAATACTATATCTCTTAATGTTCTACCAAAGGTGTTTTCTGTTTTTATATTATATTTCATATATTCACCAACCTAATCTTCGTATTCTTCTATTTCTAATAAATTAACATACAAAAATGTTTTATATATACTTTTATCATAACTAGATACTTCAAGTTCCACATAACTATTTGTTAAGTCAGCTATTTTTCCTATTACATTTTCATCTTTTGTTCTTACTCTTATATAATCTCCAACAATTAAAGTAATTTCTTTACCATTATTTTCTATTGTATATATTTTTCTTATTTCCATTATTTTATATCTTCTCCTTTTTCTAACAATGTGTTATATCCTAACAATTCATAAAATGAATAATAACTTAATTTTTTACCTGCTATTTTTGTAATTCCAAATCTATCTTTCATTCTTTTTATTAAAATACTTTTAATAATAATCAGCTCCTTTATTTACTTATTTACTTATATTATACTATTATTCTTATTAAAAATCAATCGTTATTTAAGATTTTTTTTTGATAATTCTTCTGCCACTTCGTTAATTTCATTGAAATAGAAGAACACATCATGAAATTTTTTAACTTCTTTATCTAGTTCTTTAGTTGTACTATAATATCCATCAAAAGAACAATGTATTCTTAAAGGCAAATCTTTGTTATTTATAAGTCTACAACTGTCTAAAATAGAAGAATAAATAACTTCTTCTATTTTCTTATACTGTATAACTCCACTGCTAACCTTTTTATCTGCAATAAGTTCTAATTCATCATTAATGTATTTTAAATAAATACCATAACTAGCTTTAGTTGTTTTATTTACTTTATTAACATATATATAAACTTCTATTAAACTATTCATACTTTCTAGCCCTCCTATACAACTCAAGGAATACAAATTCACCCTCATCAATTGGAGATTGTTTTAAATCTAAGTATTTACCATTTTTATCTTCTATAATATAACATTCAAGATTAAAATTTACTATTTTTTGACATATTTTATTTAACTTATTTTCCCATTTTTCTCCTTCTTCTCTATCAAATGCTAAATATACCTTTTCACAACCATTAACTTTTAAAAGATTAAGTTGATATTCTGATACTGAACTTCCACCAACTGCAACAGAAGGATTATTGCCATAAATTGAATCCATTTTTAATACTGATTTTTCTGCTTCAAATATAATACATTTTTTGTATTCTTTTATTGATTCCTTATTTTTATCAATTCCATAAGCATTCATTGAAAGTTTATGTTTATATGTTATCTTATGTATAAAAGATGTATAAGGTACATATTTTCTACCAAACATTTCTACTTGTCTCTTGTCTAAATTTCTCTCCCTTATGCCGACCAGTCTTCCCAACTGGTCTCTATGTGGGTATAATTATTGAATTATTTTCAATATTAAATTTGATACCATATTTATCCATAGTTTCCGCTGATATATTTTCATGAATCCATTCGATAGGTTTATAATTGACAAAAGTATTAAGTATGCTTTCGTCGTATTGTGGCAATTGTTCATTAAAATCTATTTCTTTTTTAACAGGTTTTCTTATAGGAACTTCTTTTTTCTTAGGTCTACCAAATCCTTTTTGAAAATTCATACTTAAATTAAAATAATCTTCAATAAATTCAATTGATTCTGCAAATGTTAAATCCATTACCTCTTGAACCAATGTTATTATATCAAAACTACCACAATTTGTATAACAATGAAAAATTAAAGAATCTTTATATAATTCGCATTTCCATGATTCACCACCATGACATAACGATGTATTTAAGACCATTTTTTCATTTGTTTCCATTTGTTCATTAAATTCTCCACCTAAATACAAAACTAAATCAACTATCATATCCAATGTAAGTTTATCTTTAAGTTCATTACTATTCAATTAACTCACCATCCTTTACTTATATTATACTAAAATTTTTATTAAAAGTAAATAAAAAGAGATGTAAACATTTACATCTCTTTTTTAATAATATATCTTTTATTATTTTTTCATGCTCATGTTATAAGTTGTTATAAGTTCTTCTACTTCATATCCTTCTAGTGTTTCTTTTTCCATTAATTCTTCAGCTATTGTTGATATTAATTCTTTGTTTTCTTCTACTATTTGTAATGCTTTATTATATGCTTCATCAACTATTTTTTTCATTTCTTCATGTATTTTTTCTTGCATAAATAGATTTCTTTCATCTATTTTCATTTTACCTAATTCACTCATACCATAATCACAAACCATACGTTGTGCTATTGCTGAAACACTTCCTAAATCTCCACTACATCCACTACTTTCATGTCCAAAGAATACCTTTTCACTTACTGCCCCACCAAGAGATACTATCATACTATTTATTAGGTCTTCTTTTGTTCTTATAAATCTATCATCTTCTTCATGATATAAACAGTAACCTAAAGCATCTGCATGTGGTATGATTGTACATTTACTTAATTTCTTATTATTTAATATTTCTGACATCATTAAGTGTCCAACTTCATGATAAGCAGTTATTTTCTTTTCTCTATCTATCATGACAGTAGATTTTCTTTCTAGTCCAGCTATTTGTCTATCTATTGCTCTTAATAACATATCTTGAGTTATTTCATCAGCATCTTCTCTTATTGCTATCATTGCACCTTCTGTTAATAT